AAATTTGATCCACACACTCATCCCGCTTGTGACGTGCAAATGAGTGATTTTAATTGATGCAACATAAACAGATTTGAAATGAGAGAATCTTACGATATTCGAGACTCTCATTCAATATGCAAAACAGTGAATTATCATTATAAATCAATGTCTTGTTGGAATTATTCGGGTGACATTATGCCGTTGAGAGGTCTCTGCACGCAATTCATGCAACTGCTCGTTAAAGTCATTGTAAGCTGCCGTTGCACAATCGGGCTCTTTAAGGATATTCTTGTACAACTCATACTTTGCACGCGCCTTAATCAAATCAAACGCGTGCACAAACCATGGATGCTCTTCATCAACAGTCTCTATCTCTGATAAGCGTAATGGAGAGAGAATGAGTTGTATCTGATAGGCTCTATCCGGTGTGGGATAAAGATACAATTTCCTATCAAAGTAACTGTAATAAACCGGCGTTCCTTGCTGTTCTGATCGCAACAAAGGCTCTAAAGAAACATGGTCCTTACACTCCAATGCAAACTTATGATCTTGACCAGAACTTAAGTAAACACTTTTGATTTTAACGGCTGTTTCGATATGGCGGGTATCGGTTGAATCATAAACACCCTGCCCCGCCCTTGTTTGAAACACCACATCACGGTTTTCATTAAAGTAAAATGTTTCCCTTTCACAAAAACGAATAGCAGCGAAAATACTTTCTTGTATTTGTGCTACATATTCATCCGCAACATCATCAATCTCATCTTGAATAACAGACACCATGTGTGAAAGCGTTCTTCTATGTCGATAAACATTTTGACTAGCCGGTACCGGTTCGCTGGTCCTAACCCGAATATAGTGACGCGCCATTAAAATACCTTTTCAATGAAATACAAAAATTGAAACTAACTTGACACTACATATTATGTGTATTATAGTACTCATATGATATTCATTCATAAAACAATAGAATTTGACACTTGGCTTAAGAAATTCAAAGATAAAAGCGTTAAGGCTATAATTCTTCAACGTGTTGTACGCTTAAAACAAGGACTTTTGGGTGATGTTAAATTCTTTAATGGCATAGGTGAATTACGTATCCACTATGGTGCTGGTTACCGAATTTATTTTACCCAAAAAGGCTCTGATTTTGTCCTTTTGTTATGCGGTGGAGATAAATCAACGCAGCAAAGGGATATTGAACAAGCGTTAAAGTTAAAAGAGGAGTACAATGATGAAAATAACCCCATTTAAACCCGAAGAATATCTTAAAGACATTGAGTCACAACAAATTTTTCTCAATGAAGCTCTGAAAACCGGTGACGCTGCTCACATTGCTGATGCTATTGGTATCGTTGCTCGCGCCCAAAATATGAGTGCCTTAGCAAAAGAAACCAATCGCGAACGCAGTGGATTATATCGCTCCTTAAGTAAAACGGGTGACCCAAAGCTTTCTACCTTAGTGGCTGTCTTATCCGCCCTTAATTTGCAACTCTCTGTACAATCTTGCAATTCATGAATATAAGGGGAGTTAAGTGATTGCTCCCCTTAACAATTTGTCACGAACTCAACGACCACGCTTGCTTGACCTGCTTGGACTGTTTTGTCCATTTTCGCATAGAGAGTAAGCTCTTCATCAAAAGGAATAAATTCCTTTTGATTGGTGGGTTTGACCTCTTTAACTGTCTGCTGTTTGATTTCTGCTTCACCAAACTCAGTACCACCAGCAGTGCTGCCTATTTTCACTTTCGTGTCCGTAAATGCTGTTTTAACAAACACTTTGATTGAAGTGATTAAAGCCCCTCGAGGCAAAGTGCCTATTTTCATCGCATTTTCTTTGTCTTGATAGCTAAAATTAAGCCGCAAAAAGCTTACCTGCTGAGTATGAAGGCTTCTCCCTTGTAATGGAGGTGGTAATTGATCTGCCATATCTTATCCCCTTAATGATTTGTCACGAATTGTACGACCACAACGCATTCACCAGCATCGGTTTTTTTGTCACGGGTGGCATAAAGGGTAACTTCCTTATCATCCGCAATAAAAACCTTTTGATCTGTTGGTGTAAAATCTTGCGTTCCTTGGGCTTTGATATCCTTTTCACTGAAATCATTGCCCCCATCGGTGCTGCCAATCTTCAACTTCGCTTCCGAAAAAGCCGTCTTAACAAACGCTTTCATCGACGTGATCAAAGCACCCCGAGGAAGAGTTCCTATTTTCGTTGTGAGATGTTTATCTTTATGCGATATGTTCAACCGTAAGAAACTCACTTGCTGAGTGTGAAGATTTCTCCCTTGTAATGGAGGTGGTAAATGATCTGCCATATCTTATTTCCTCCTTAATAATTATGCTGCTTCACCGCTATAGGTAGGAATAACAATCGTTCCAAAATCTTGGGCTGTCTGTGCACTATTTGGCATTTGGAAACGAGTTTTCTTCATTCCTATCAAGGTCTTAGCTGCAACACCAAATTCACGTTCATAATCAAAATATTCTTCTTTGAGTGTGTAATGCGTTGCACTGTGATTTTTACCAAAACCTATAATCGCACTTTGCGCTCCCAAGAACACTGCACGACGCACGCTTTTGACCGCTGTATGATCGGTCGATTTAACCCCATGAGTGACATGAACTGCTTCGCGTAAAACAACGCCGTTATACATGCCTAGTGAACCATCAAAGATTGGGTTCTTCGCACGAGAGGTTGCATAAACCGATTTTTGAATATCTAACCATTCACCGGCTGCTGTATTGGTTCGCAACTGCATCACTTGGGTTGGGTGCAAATAAAGAACGTAAACATCATCACCATTGACATGAACCGGAGAAATTTGCGGATTAGCTAATTTGGCTTGTTTTACCGCTTCATCAATCAATTTAAGGCTAAAGCTATGTTTAGCTTTATCGTTGAGATCTTCATCCTTGGTTTTGCCATCTGGACGAATAATTCGTTCACTGCTTGGTGCCATGACTTCATTAAAGCCGTAATGAACCGGTTTAATGTACACTTCTCGACCATCAACATTGATCGTACGCGCTGTATAACCACATACCTGTAGGAAGAACATGATGCTTAAACGATTGGCATACCAGCGAACCAAGCCTTCTTTGGCTTTCTTGCGTAAATTCGGAAGTATTCTCTGTTGATCAATCGAGTCATCATTGGCCACACGTGCTGCATGTAAGAGCTCGTTAATGACCAGCCTATCATTCATAAATTGAAGCGCTTCTTCATTGCCCTCTAGGGTTTCACCTTGAGTGACACCATCCCCAAACAGATTGACCAGCAAACTGAACGTAACGCTATCGCCTGCACTCTTATGCGTTTCGTTGTAAAGCTGGATAATGCTGTTTGAACTTTTGCCAATCAAGGGGGCTATTTTTGTCGCTTTTAAAACTTCATTGCTTAATTTCTGTGACCACAATTTTACCGATTGTGGATCATGAGTTCCTATATGTGTTGTTGCCATTTTTTATTTCACCTTTCTTTGCTGTAAAAAAAAAACCGGCTCAAAGCCGGTGGAAAACCCGCATCAAAGGCGGATTATGTTGTAAAACTTATTGTCTAATCGGGGTCTGCACCCATAATTTCGTAAAAACGTGCTTCATTCTTCGGATTGGCTATCCAAGCATTAAATTCCTTCTCTGACATATTGGCAAGAGTTTCTTTAGTCATAGGACCTGTTATCCCCCCTCCACCCGATGCCGTTAAGGTTCTCGCAGAATTCTGCCGACTCTGGAGCGCTGCAATTTGATCATTGACTTGCACCGCTTGGTTCTGATACCCTAAATTTTGCGCTATCCGATAAAGCTCTTCTGCCGGATTAACGCCTTTTTGTGCACACGTCGCGACAATGGTACGTAATTCATCCCCTATAATCGCATCTATCGTGCTTTTTTGCGCATAATTTGGATAAACAGAAGACCATGCATTTAACTGCTTTGCACGCGTCTCATAAAGAAAGTCTGCCGCTGCATCAAAATCACTGTATTTATCCTTAACTGACGCAACAGAATTTTCTAAAAACTGATTCAAATGTCCATTGAATTCTTGATATTCAATCGCTTGTCTTTGCACATCTTGTTGTGCTCTAATATACGCATCCTGCTCTTGAAGCTTTCTTCCCATCCATCCCATATAACCGATAATGTCTTGTGTAGGGTCTGGAGGTGTGTTTTCTCCTTCAGCCATTGGCGCTTGAGATTGGGGTTCATAAAACTTGACAAGTGCTTCACGGGCTTGATTGGCTTGTTCTACAGCGCGCTGCCGATCTATAGGGACAATTTCTGAAGGCTGTTCAACGGACTCTGCAATCGGCTCCGGAGCCGTGACATCATCATTGTCAATCGTTTCCACATCATTGACGGCATCAAAAGAGCCTTCATCATCAAACACCGGTGCTCCAACTCTGTAGTCCTCATTTAGTCCTTCATTCATTTCTGCATTCATTCTTTCACCTTTCTCAAATGCTTCTTCCTCTATAGCTTGCTGCTCGCTCTCGCATGATCTGATTTTGCATCTGTTCATTGTAAATGCGTTGCCGTTCAAGGTCATTTTTCTGTTGCATGATTTCTGCTTCTAATTCTGCTCTCTTTTGACGCATGAACAGATCAATCTGCTTTCCTTGTAAATCCATCTGCTGCATCTGACTTTTAGCTGCAATATCCTGCTGCTTTTCTTGCAACTTCATTTCTAGTTCTGGATTCATCTGTTGCTGCGCTTGTTGTGCCATTTGCTGCTGTTGTTGCACTTTCTCACTCACACGATTAAGCAGTGACGCAGGCAATGGGGAATAACGCAGCAAATCAAGCATGATATCCGGTGTTACCGCATTTTGAAGCAACGGTAACAATTGCGTAATAATGCCAAAGGTCCGTTCTTTCTCATTCGGGCTGGTTGGCGCATCATCTACCACAATATCATAATCAACATTCATCACCGCTTCACGGGTTAAAGGAATGTATTGCGCATTCTCTTCTCCAGAAATTCGTACCAAACGACCATCGGACAGATAATTCTGGATCAAGTGCAAAATAAGCTTACCTTGCCTTTTGCGATACAAACGTAATCCATCAAACAGACAAGCAAGCAGGTTTAAACTGGATTGACGCCGTTGTGCTTCCAGAATCCCTGCTTGTGAGACTTCTCTCGTCCCTATAAACTCTGGCGATAAACCCGTTACTTGATTAATCGCTTCTTTCGCTTCATTAAACAGTTGGAAAAACCCCGTTGGAAATTGTGAAACGGGTTTGGGTTGTATCTTGCCACCTGCTAAAGCACCATTTTTTAAAACCGTAATACTATCTGCCCTGCTCCAACTTTTTACCGCTTCTCTTTCATCTTCAAAAGCACCCCTTTCTGCCATAATCCCGCCCTTGGATTGGCTATTGAGAATATGCATAACTTGACTAAAATATTTATTAGCCCATCGTTGCGGATCTTTTGTCGGACGTACAACCCCATAAAATTGTCGTTCTAGCTTATCAAAATAACCCGTTATACATTCCCACCCCAATTGACCTGCTGGAACCATGGGGTGATCGGGACATAGCAGAACTTTTCTGCCTAAAAAAGCGCGTTTAACCACCTTCTTATTAAAAGCCGCCCCTTGAATATCAGGCATCACGCATTGGAGTTGCTTAAATTCCTCCTCGCTATAATCGCGCAGTTCTCCTGAGCTTAAATCGGGCGCTTTGTAATATCTCTCACTTTCAAACCAACGGCATTCAACAAGCGTAACCATCCGTCGACCGTTTTCAACATCAATGCCCTTCTCATCATCATAAGCCTCTAAATCATTATGATGCCCCCCTTCATAAGCACTCCCATCCCGAGCCCAATCTGCACTCGATAAGACATTGATTTATAATGATAATCTAGCGTTATTCATATTGAATGAGAGTCCCGAATAACGTAAGATTCTCTCATTTCAAACCTGCTTATCTTGAATCAATCAAAACCACTCGCTTGCACAGAACAAGTGGGATGAATGTGTGGATAAAATTTGTATAAGAAAGGATTAAAAATGGCTCTTATGAACCGTCTTAATGCAAGGTCTGTCGCAACATTGGGGGCTGGCAAATATAACGATGGTGCCGGCTTGTTACTCCATAAGCGTAAAGATGGTGGTGCTCAATGGATTTATCGTTATACCATTCACGGTCGGCGCCGTGAAATGGGCTTGGGTGCCTTGAGAGATGTCTCTTTAAAACAAGCGCGTGAGTTGGCAACGGGTTGGCGTTCTGTTCTTCGTGATGGGCGTGACCCCATTAAAGAGCGCAATAAACAAAAGCGTGAGGCAATAAGCAATCTCCATTATTTAAAAGATATTGCTGTGGATACTTTTGAAACTCGTAAAGCAGAATTAAAAGGGGATGGCAAAGACGGAATCTGGTTTACACCATTACGCCTTCATATTCTCCCTAAATTAGGCTGTCTGCCCGTTTCTGAGATTACCCAAACAGAGATACGCAATGTCCTTGCTCCTATTTGGCATACAAAAGCTACAACAGCAGAGAAAGCATTGAATCGTCTCAAACTTTGTCTCAAACATGCGGCTGCATTAGGTTTGGATGTTGATTTACAAGCAACAGAAAAAGCACGCGCTCTCTTAGGAAAACAACGTCATAAAACGCAAAATTTTCCAGCTATGCATTGGAGAGATGTGCCGGCTTTTTATAAAACACTTTGTCAAAAAACAGCTATAACACAACTGGCTTTGCGTTTGCTTATCCTTACAGGGGTTCGCACAAATCCTATACGCCATATTCACAAAGATCAAGTTGAGGGGGATATATGGACGATCCCTGCTGAGAATATGAAAGGAAGGCGTGATGCTACAACAGAATTTCGCGTCCCTTTATCAACAGAAGCATTAGAAATTCTCAAACAAGCGCGTTTGCTTTCTCGCAATGATTTCTTTTTTTCTGCAACCGGTCGCGGTCCCCTTGCTGCTAAGTGTATGGCTCAATATATGAGAGATAATAAACTTGAAGCCTGCCCCCATGGTTTTCGTTCTAGTGTACGCGATTGGCTCGCTGAAACAACCGATGCCCCCTATGAGGTCGCTGAAACTATTCTAAGTCATGCAGTTGGGGGTAAAGTAGAGCGTGCCTATCGTCGGACTGATTATTTAGAACAGCGCCGTGTCTATATGGATAAATGGACGGCTTATGTCACAGGTCAATCTTAAGATATGGGGTGTAATACCCCATTATCTGTGGATAACTTTCTCTCTCTTTTCTCTCATTCTTTCTCAATTAAACTCATAAATTATCACATTAGAAAATATATGATAAAATACTGTTTTCTATAAACTAAATACCTTTCATATGATGCAAAAATATGGTTAATAAATGCTTATGATTTGTTCTCATTTTTTTAATATTTGAAAGGAGTTTAGTATGATAGAAAATGATGTTCTTTTAACAGACCGTGAAAGTGCAAAATTGCTTCATATGAGTGTCTCAACTTTCCGCCGTCATGTGACCAATGGCTCTTTACCAAAACCTTTAAAATTTGGTTTTTTATCCCGTTGGTTACAATCGGATCTTTTGAATGTTATCGAACAAGCAAAACAGCAACGTCAAAGTGATGCGGCATAAAAAAAACCTTGTCACATAAGGATGGACAAGGCTTTTCATTTTCACACGATGATTATCGATAGCAGAGTCCGTCCTATGATGCAATCATTATAGGATCAAAAAATATGTTTTCTTTTACGAATGCGCAGGGCATTACACGTGCCTTGCATGGGGTTTGGTATGGGCGTTATGGACTTGCCCGTTGCCCT